TTACATCAATCTTTTTACTGGTTACACCATCATCATATCTTGCCATATTCCAGAATGGTGATGTCCACTCAGGGAACCTAGTAATCATACCACGACCAATCTTCTCTTCATGCTCGTGCTCAAGTTCTTTTGCGTTGAACATATTACCCCAATCATCATAAGAAAGTATGTTCTCTTGATCTAAGGGTATTCCAAGATGTTCGCACAATTCAACTTCCATTTTTTCAAGTTCTTCTACACCACCGTGCATTTCAAACTCAAACATAGGGAAGATAGTTTCGTGCCTACCTGGTACAGGATTTGGTTCTGCTCTATATGATGTAGATAAACAGAAGAAACCTGGTGCTTCTGGATTCTTAAGCAACTCATACTCTAACCACATCTGTCCAGTTTGAGGTAATGGCCAAACATTATCACCATAATTATAAGTTGCTACTGTTTCTGGATCTTCACAAGCAGCGAGTATACTTAAACGATTCTGAGTATGAACTTCATAAAAACCTTTAGACAAAAAAAATGACCTTAATAGGTCAAGTGTTTTGGTATATTTTTTCGGATCAATCAAGCTTGTCATTAATTTTTCGCAAAACTATTTTATTTAGGCTTCTTGATCCTCACTTTCTTCTTGCCCTAGTCTTTTGTTATTATATACAATTATATCATGTAAATCTTGTGCTGTTATAGGTTTATCGGATAACTTATTCTTTCTTCTTCTCTCAACTTCTTTATGTGCCTTTTCTACTTTTTTTGTACCATACTTTTTTACAAGAGATGACATTAATCTTTCTTCTTGATTTGCTTCCTCATCTACATTAGATGGTAAAAAATTAACATACTTTTTATGTTGTTTATCTTTTAATTTTTGCTTTGCATCTGCACCAGCATCTCCACCACTAGCACCAGCAGGATACTGGTGCTTTTTTTTCTTCTCTTCTTTTTTCTTTAAGACTTTCTTTCTTGCCTTGTGATAAAAGTCTGAAAAAGTTCCTTCTTCAAGCATCGTGTGGGACGTTAAAAATTTCTGATCCACTAGTAGTGTTAATAGTGGTTGTAATACCTTTTGTAGCAAAATCGTATGCTATTTCATGTAATGACTGTGGAACAGTAACTACTTCTAATCCTTCAGTCGTGTTGATCACGATGTCTTCATTCATTTTCATTTTAATCTCCATAGGGGGGTCGAACCAGTCATCATATAGACCGTCATAATCAGGCGTAATAATGACTTCACTCATTATATATCAGTTCCCCGTTCTAAGACCTTTTGCATCTTGATCTGCCTTTGTAGGATAGTTTTTACCTTTGTTACCCTTATTAGGTCCAAAGACTGTCTTTAGGATAGGTGTAATAACTTTTCCAACTTTAGTTTTGGATAGATCATCAACTTTATCAAAAGTTTTTTCTAATCCACTTTGAATTGCAGAACCTAATCCTTCGTCAACTTTTTTTTTTTCGTCCTCGCTATCAATATCAGCAAGCATAACACAAGGATCTTTCTGACCCATAGAACGAAGTTTGTTCTTTACAAGATTGATTTTTGCGTAAGTACCACGCATATCCTTCTCTTCCTCAGGCTTTTTCTCACACTCAGGAGTATTTACTGTTGCTTCTGAATATGCCTTCTTCTTTTTCTTACTTGCACATGCTGCTTTTTCAGCAATCACCTCTAACATCTTCTGATGTGCAAATGAAGCATATATACCACCTCTAGCACTAGCAACTGATGGATCTTCTTCTTTATTCGCAGGAGCAATCTTAATTGCACCAGACTTATAATTATCTACACCCTCACCAGTTACTTTAGTTTTATTTTTTGGTTCTGTTGTTACAGTCCCATCTGCAAGAAATGCTTGCTTCCAAGCTCTTTCTAATGCTTCTTTTCTAGTATCCTTACCATCAGGATCACCACCTTTCTTACGTTGAATAGCATTATGAACTGCACCAGCATGTTCCTTACTACCAGATTCTACTTTACCATCTCCATCATAATCTTTCTTGGCTTTCTTACCTTCATAAGGTTCACCATGATCTGACATTTCAACAGATTTAATATTAGGATTTTGACGAAGTTGTGTAATCTTTGATCTAGTAGCGTTACGGGTATATACTTTACCATTCTTATCAGTAACTCTAACCTGATACTTTGACTCAGCATCCTCTTCCAACTGTTTCAAATATTCAAGTTCTATTTCCTTTTCTTCCTTCTCAACAAAAACTTTATGTAAAGCATTTGCTAAATTATCTGATGCAATCTCATCAACATTAAGCATCACTTGTTCTTTAACACCACCACCTTCTTTACCAAATAACTTTTCTCTAACTGCAGTTCTTTCTGCCTGACTCAAACTACTATTAGACATATATTGGGAATAAGCAGCTTTCAAATCTATATCCTCTCTCCGAGCACGATATCTTATATCATATACAGCCTGACGAATTTTCTTTTCAGAACCTTCCTCTACACTACCAGTTGCCTTACCACCTTTTTTTGCTTCAGGTTTATCACCACCTTTCTTTGCAGCAGGTGCTGCAGCAGGTGCATGTTTTCTTGCTGGTAATTCTTCAACGATATTTTTACTCATTGGAAAACTTCACTAACTTTTCTTAACCTTATATTTATTTATGAATTGTATTCCCCAGCTACTTCCAGGCACTAATGAAGCAACATATTTCAAATGTGCATCTGTTCCAACTAACCTTTGATTTGCAGGAACACCAGATGTAGTAGTTCCATTTACAACTGCTTCAGTTACGTCCTTAACCCATGATTTAAACATCATTTCATCTTCAGTAACGCATATTAAATGATTCGCACCTCTACGAATAATTCTACCAGTTAAACCAGTAGTTACATCTTCAACCTTAGTTCCTATATCAAAAATTTCTTTCTTAACATATGCCTCACGAAGATTTATTAGATCTTCTTTAGGTGCTATCTCCCATATATTCCAACACTCATTAACTTCTTCAGCACCCATCGTTTGGCGAATAGTAGAGAAATATTGTTTTGCATTCTTCCTATCCATTAAAGGTACAAATTCTATTTCTCCAGTTTCTTCATTCTGAACTTCCTGATGAAGATTTTTATAAAATGTTTTAAAGTCACCTTCCATTGCAGCTAATCTCATTCTAGAAGCAGAATATCCTTCCATACCTTCAGAATCATCATCCCTTTCTCCCGATGAAAGAGTTTGTAGATTTTCAAAATCATATAATGATCCATTATAATTTTGAGATAACTTATCAAATTGTTTTACTCTATCATCACCAGCAACAATATTAACATTAGTATATCCATCATTATGTGCTTTCTTTAATACATCAAAAATTGTAGTATTTTGAGGATCATTTACAATTCTAGAACTATGTTGAGGGAATAATTGCCTCATGACATCAACCTTTGAATCAGCATCTAAAGGATTCTTTTTAGGGTCATTGGTGCGAGAAGGAACTATTATATAATCATCACCTTCATTTTGTACTGATTGTGCAGCAACATCCATCAACTTACCGTGACCTGCATGTGGTGGATTAAATCTACCAAAAGCAAGTGTTAAAGTTCCTCTTGTTTTAGGAACAGGTGGAGGACCTGCTTGTAAGTCTGGACTTTGAAGATTAGATTGAACTTCTACTGCTTGCTGTGCTTCAACTTCTTCGGGAGAAGGTTCTGCTTGTACCTGTTGGGATTCAGGTGGAACCTCCATTCTAGAAGAAGAAAGATTCTTTTCTTTATCAGATTGTGCTGGATCTTGAGCACCTATCTTTTCTCTTTTATTATAAAACTTTAATCTACCCTTTACAGTTTTTGCAGTAAATTCTCCAGTAGATCTATCATACCATCCACCATGACCATCACCATCTAATCCCAACCTAGCGGCTTGTTGGGATGCGGTAGTTTCAACTAAAAATGCTGCAAAAGATTTCATCAGTTTTGTATTAATTTCAATTTAATGGATTGTTTATTGATAACAATATACTCTAATATTTCATTAACCTTTACCTTATATTTATCATCTTTTTTATCCGTTAAGCATAAATGCACAAAAGTAAGAAAATTTTCAAATAAATTTCCTCTAACTCTTTTTAATTTTTTAAATTCAATAATGAGTTGATCTATTAATTTATTCATGATTCAGTAAGGAATTCAACGCCACGATCAATATCTACAGATGATTTAGAAGGTCTTTGTGTAACTTGAAGTGCTGTAGTAAATCTATAATTATATATGGGTATACTACTACCTCTTTTTGTTCTTATTCTTACCCTTAATGAAGGTTTAAATTGAGGAACATCCAATCCAGCTGGATTTGATTGCATATAATATAAACCATATCCACCTACTTGAATATAATATGTTCCTTTAGCAGCATAATAACTATGCAATGCAGATGATGGTATTGATAAGTAATTATCTCTAAACTTCCTATAATCCTCATTTACCATTGCTTGAGTAAATTGTTCAGGCATAACAGTTCCTTTATTAGGAGCACCATGAAGACCCCATCTCTGGTTTGCAAATTGCTCAGTGCCAACAGAACGTAATAATCTTCTCATTTCGTCTGCTGCTGCAGTATTAGCACCACCAAGAGACCAAGAACCACCACTATAATTTAACGTTCCCTGACCATAATCAGTTCTTAAATCTAATTTAACTTCTAAATTATGAGATCTACCACCATAGACAAATGCACAATCAGGAGCAGAGGGATTAGATCCTGCAGGTGTAAACCCACGAGGAACAAATCCACCAGCATTTAATCTGTTGTGAACTCTAGATTCATAAGCAAATCCTTGTTGCCCTGCCATTTAAAAATACTATTTTTTAGTATTTATTTCTAATGCCTATCAAATATAATATCAAAAGAAAAACTAACCCTATCATGTTCAGTTTCATTAGTCATAATACCGTGCTTCAACCATCCTGGAAATAATAATATATTACCCGTTGTAGAAGGTACTGTAACTCTACCTGAAGAACTTCTAAAACATAAAGAAGTTTCTGCAGTATATACTGGACTTTCAAAAAATATATTACCATCCTTTAAACCACCACTATCATCCCTTTGATAATAATAAGTTCCAGACATATCAGATGATCCGTGATTATGAACATGACCATAATTACCAGATTCAAATAATGCAATCCATGAACTTGATATTTTATATCCTCTAAAAGGAAATCTTATCTCAGAACAATATCTTTTTATATGAACATCAAGTTCAGAAACAAAAGCACTAAGATCATATTCTTCATGAAAGTTTATAGTACCATAATTTTCTGAAAGAAAATGAGTCATACCCCAATTATCATTAGTAGTAAATGTAGTATCATTTACAGCTTCTGATAACTGTTTTTGTATATTATCAAAATCAGTTACAAAACTCCTATAAATTGGAGTTGAAAATACTCTTTCTACTTGATATGACATTTTATTACTGGTAAATCAGGATCAATTTTTTGAAATTCTATATTAAAAGATAAACTATATCTTTGACCATCAGTTGCAATTCTATCAACACCATGAGGCAACCAACCAGGAAATAGCATTAAATGCCCTGTTTCTGTAGGTGGGTATATTCTTGCACCAAAATAAGGTGCAGATGCTTTTGCACCTACTACAGGAGATTCAAAGAAAAAATCCTTTGCTTTTGGTTCTTTACAAAAATAATAAACACCAGAATAATCAGTATCTTTATGATCATGAATATGTGCATAATCACCTTTTTCAAATAATGTCATCCAAGAATTTACAACTTGATATTCATTATTATAATATTTTAATTCTTTACCATATCTTTCAATATGGGTTTGTAATTCCTTATTGAAAATTGGAAGATCACCCATTAAATAACTACTATCACTAGGTCCAAAATGCTGAGAAAGTTTATGGGTCTGTCCAAATCCAGAAAAATAATCAAAGGTTGATTTTTCTATAACACCTTGTATCTCATCTTGTATAGAATCAAAATTTTCAACTTTTGCACAATATACCTGTGTTGGATATAGATATTGGATAGACCAATTATTCACAGATTAGACCTCATCCATTTACTAATAGCAGCATCATATTCAGCAGTATGTTGAAAAGCTTCTAATGCAAGTTGAGGTCTTAAATCCTGAACAGTATCACCTTTCAATGCTTCCATAAAACGCCCATACTGTTCTGGGTTAGTTAATACAGCAACATCTTTATGATTTTTTGCTGCTGATCTCACCATAGTAGGACCACCAATATCAATATTTTCTATTGCATCTTCCCAAGTTACATCTTCTCTAGCAACAGTTGCTTGGAAAGGATATAGATTTACTACAACAACATCAATTAATTGAATACCATTTTGTCTACATTCTATACCATGATTCATATCATCACGATTAGCAAGTATACCTCCATGAACTCTAGGGTGTAAAGTTTTTACTCTCCCACTAAGAATCTCAGGTGATCCAGTATAATCAGAAACCTTTGTTACATCTATACCTTCAGATTTAATAGTGGAATAAGTTCCACCACTGGATATAAGAGTATATCCATGAAAAACTAATCTATCTGCTAAAGGAATAATACCTTCTTTATTTGATACACTTAATAATGCGTAATTCATACATCACCTTCCTTTCTGTTTTCTGAGTAGTGGACATCAAACTCTCCACCAGGATATCTTGCCTTTAACTTCTCTACATTCATCTCAATGATTTCATTGAAGTCAGTATCAAGTGCCATACATGCCTGTGCAACATACCACATTATATCTCCAAGTTCTCTTTTCATATGAAAGATGTTCTCATCATTCACAGGTTTGCCTTGGAACACCATCTTCTTTACTACTTCAGTAAACTCACCACCTTCAGCACAAATACCAAGAGCAGCAGTTAATAAACGATGAACAGGTATCGCATCAGGGTCTTTCTGTATCTCAAAACATCTAGAATTAAATGCAATATAATCCTTTGATTCTTGAGATGTAACTGCGTCTACAAACTCAGTATACTTCTGGGTATCTACTTGTTTACTCATTAAACTTAAATCCTGCGAATGATTTTTTAGGTTTCTTTTCCTCATGTGGATTATACTCCTCTTCTTGCCCACTGTCAAGAATATCCTCTTGTGCTTTTTGTTCAACATCATATAATCTCATCTTTGCTCTATCAATACCCACCACAAATCTCTTGAAGATAGTAGGATCATTATACCTATTCTTCAATTGCTTCACCATTATTTGATTTAATCCTTCCAACTCCTCAGTAGATATGAGAGCGAACATAAGGTCAGCAGTAGCAGGGAGTCCAAAGGATTCTGAAGTGTCAGTAAGGTCAACATCGCTAGAAGCGAAACCAGAACGAGTAGTTTGAGTAGCACTAACAATCGGGAGATTACTTTCGACAGCCAACCCCCTAAGTTCTTCCGCAATCGCTTTGATGAACGAGTAGGAATTGACAGAGGCGTTTTGGCGATATCGTGAACTAGCACAAATGTTTAAGTAATCTATGAATATTATATCAGGTCTGAATGATTTTTTCAATGCCAACTCTTGTAGCAATGATTTAAAATGTCCTGAGTGAGCAGAAGCAGTTGGATACTCCTTGATGATTAAAGATCCCTGAGTCTTCTTAGTAAGACTACTAACCTTATTCTCGAACATAGGTTTGGGAAGATCTGTTATGTTCTGTATATTGACATTAAGTAGATTAGCATCGATCCTCTCCGCAATCTTTTCCTCTGCCATTTCGAGAGT